CCTATCCGCCAAGCCCTTGGGACGTGACCGCCTCCATCTGCTGAGCAAAGCCAGCATTGCTTTCAGCGGTGACAACACCAAGGGTCGCTTCACGCAGACGACGACGAATTGCCTCTAGTCGCGTCGCCAGCTCAACTGCAGCACGTGCTGACTCGCCGCGAACGCCTTCAAATGTGCCAGCCCACAGATCTCTTTGCTGCCTCGTGCGCTCTTCTTCGTAATCCCACCGCTTGCGAATCAGCTCGATCTGGTTGTTGAAGACCGTCTTGCTCAGCTCGATTTGAGCTTTTGCCGTCTCTTCGTTGAGACGCTGCTCTTCAGCAGCAAGGCGGGCGGCGTCTTGCGCGGCTTTGTCGGCTGCTGCTTTTGCTGAATCTTTGCCTTCTGGATTAGAGAAATCAGTGAGACCGGTGGGCTGCCTGTCGCCCTTACGAGTAGACAGCTCTTCGATGCCAGCTTTGTAGCGGCTTTCCGCGAGCTTGAGAACAGCCTCCTCTGCCGCGATTTGCTGCTGCAAGAACTCCTTGCGAGGCTTAAAAGGAGTACTGTTCAGCTCGGATTTGTAAGCTTTGATCTTGTCTGCGGCTAGCTGGTATGCCTTGCCAGCTGCCGAAACCTGCTTGGTCAGCGCTTCCGTGTCAAGCGCCGCCCCGCCAATGCTCTTGACCCACGCTTCACCGCGAATATCGCTTGTCGCTCCTTTTAGGCGATCTTTTGCCTCCTTGATCCTGCTTAACCAATTCCAGACAACTTCAGCGCCAATAATGCCGACCGTTAGGAGAATTGGTGCGGCAAGAGACCTAGCAAGGGTTTTCGCTGTTACACCAAATGCCTTTAAGCGCGCTTCGGTAACCACCGCCTGTGCGGTTGTTTTGCCAAAAGCCATTGCCAACAGTCCGAGCCCCTGTTGAATAGGGCCAAGCAAAAGCCCAAAAGCTTTCACGCTTACCGCGGCGCCGCCAAGCGTTAGGGCAAATTTGCCAATCGCCGCAATTGCTCCAGCGTTGTCGACGATCAGCTTCACGAAGCCAGCCAAGGCTTTCGCAATTTCTACAAGTGCCGGTGTGGCCGCTTTCAGCGCTCCAGCAAGCGAGTCTTGAATTTGAGCACCAAGCGGCAAAATCGCTTCCCCAATTGCACGCTTCGTGTCGTTCCAGGTGGCAGTCAGTCGAGCACCTGCATCAGCGCTTGACTTGGCGACGTCTTTCGCCCGCTGCTCAAACTGCCCAAGACCCTGATCTGAAGTCACAAACTTCATCAGGTCGGCCAGGCCAACCACGCCCTGCTCGAGATCCTTCTGCAGCTGGGGCAGGGTGCGGCCAGTCGCCTTGGCGAACATCGTCACCGCACCTGGCAGGCGTTCACCGAGCTGGCCCTGCAGTTCTTCAGCGGAAACCTTGCCCTTCGAGAAGATCTGCCCAAGAGCCGTCAAGGCGCCTTGTACGTCTTCTGACGTTCCGCCGCTGGCCTTGATGGCAGCCGTCACATTGCGGAACACCACCTCGGCGTCCGCGACCTTACCCCCGGCGCCGATCACAGCTGCCGACAGCTGGGTCATGCCCCTGGTGGCCTCGAGCTGCGGGACATTGAAGTCCCGCGTCACAGAAGCCGACGCAGCAAGCGCACGCTGGTACTCGTCCTGAGTCTTGGTGACGCCCTTCAGCGCGATCTCGAGCTTGCTGATGTCGGCGGCGTAGGTGGAGAACCCACCCAGCGCCTGGCGACCCATGCCGGCATAAGCGCCAACCGAAGAGCCGATAAAAGAGCCGGCAGCAAATCCAGCAGGACCGCCGAGCAGTGCGCCGATCGCACCACCACCGATGCCACCAAGAGCGCCCTCGGGCCCGCCGAAGATGCCAGCCGATGCTGCGGCGCCGATACCTTGGCCGATGTAGCCGATCTTGCCACGGAGACCGCCAGGCTGCGTGCGCTCAAGCTGCTTGTCTAGGGCCGCAAGTTCGCGGGTAGCCTCCCTGAATTCCCGTCCGTTTGCGTCGACGGAGTTTCGCAATGCTTCCCATGAGGCGCGTTGCCTCTGCAGGCTGTTGACACTTCCATCGGACGCCCGGCCAACTTCTTTAATCCGGTTTGCCACCTCTTGGTAGCTGCGCCCCATGAGCTGGGCCTGGTTGGCAGCAGTCTGATTGCCTATCCCGGCAATGTTGCGGAACAGCTCACTCGCTTCCGGAGGCCCAATCGGAGAATCGTACAGCTGCGCTCCAGCAACCCCACGCTTCCGACGGTTGCGCTCGATCGACTTCTGAATTGCCGCTTCGGCCGCCGCAGAGTCGGTGAGCGCAGTGGGGTTTTGAGACCATTTGGCAAAACCACTGCCGGCCGCCGCCATGGTCCGGCGCATTTCCTCAAGGCGCGCCTTCGCTTGGGCTGCGCCAGCGCCCATGAACTGGAAGCCGTTTGCAACCTCGCTGTTCAGCCGCCTTAGTTCATTTGCAGCCTGGCGCCACGACTCACTGCCTCTAGTGAGGTTGGCGAGGCGGTCTGTGACTTCCTGGATTCGCTGTGCGAGAGCTGCGTTCGTATTAGGCAGCTCAGGCAAGGCTGCGCCGCCCTTTCCGCCTTGTGCGTAAGCGGATGCAGCTGCAATGACGTTTTGCCGGCCAAGTGCAGTATTGAACGGCAGTTGCCGACGCTGAATCTCAGTCAACGCCTCGGCGTACTGACGAGAATAAACACTGAGATCCTGTAGTCCGCGCCGAAGAGCGGAAATTTGTTTGTCAAAAGTGCTCGGTTTTGAGCCGACAATCTGACTTTTTAATTGAGCATCAGTGAACTGTTTTACACCGGTGGCTGCCTCTTGATAGGCACCGCCCAGCGCCTTCACATCCTTGGCAAGCTGCCGATAAACCGTCCCACCAACAGTCGCCTGCCCCTGCAGTGCCTTCAGCGCACTGATCTGCCCCTGAATAACCTGCTCGCTGGCTTTCCCAGCCTTCCCAAACTCAAGAACCGACTTCCGAGCTTTCTCCAGCTCGCTGTCTGCCGGCCCGATCGCGGTCTGCAGCCCCTTGAACGCGCCCTTGAGCTTGTCGAAGCCCTCTAGGCCCTCGATCTGGGCGAGAATCTTTACCCGTGCGACCGATTCAGTCATCTGCCTTGTTCAGCTCCTGAAGGGCGGCCGCTTCCATGACCTGTATCCCCTCCAGCATCGCCTTCGGGTCCTCCACCGAGTATAGGTCGCACATCCACCGCAGCACCTCGTACTTGAGGCCGGTAAAGCCGCCCATCACAACGTTCCACTGAGTCTCCAGACGAAGGAACATCATCACCGTGTCCCAGTTCTCGTCCCAGACCTCAAACTCGTCAGGCTTTTCCTCCTCTAGCTCCGGGAGGACGATACCCATTAGGGCAGCGTCCTCGCTCGTGCCATCGGAGACCTTTTCTCCAGCGGCAGCCCAATAACGGGCCGCCTCTTCTAGTTTTTTGCCGCGCCGCCCTCAAGGCTCTTCAGGTAGGCGCTGATCACACCGCGGGTCCAGCAAGGATCCTCAAGCTGCTCCCGGAGCGCCGAGAGGGAGAAGGGCAAGTCCTTGGCGGACTCGTCCTGCATGCCCTCCCAGCCTGCCATCACGGCTTCGATCAGGTCTGTGTCGCCCTTGTCGACCAGCTTCTGAAATTCAGAGCGGCCGATGCGCTTGAACACAGCATCAAAGGTCTCCTTCTCAAAGCGGCCGCCATCGATGGGGAATTCGACGGTGACAGGCCACTTGAAAGTGGAAGACTTCTTGCGAACGAAAGCCATGCAGTAATGCTCCGTGGATCAAGAGAAGACGAGGTTGATCTCGTCGTTGCCTGCGTCGGTGGGGATGGCCACGTAAGGCAGGTTCAGCATTTGGATGCCGTCGCTGTCACTATACGTGGGGTTGGCGATGTCGACTTTGCTGGCCACGATACCGACCTGGTTGCCGGCAGTCGTGCCATGCAGCAGCGACAGGCGACCGGTGGTGTCGTTGTTGGCAATCGAGAAGTAGTCCTTCTGCGCGATGGTAGGCGCCTCGATCACGGCCGTGCCGCTGGGGGCGCGGTTGGTGATCAGCACCGACTTGGTGCAGCCAATGAGCTCGCGGTAAACGATCTCGTTGGCAATGTCGAAGCTGCAGGACATCAGGCAACCGCTGTAATCCAGCAGGCTGAAGGCGCTGGCATTGCCGGCCTTAAAGATCTGCGGCGTCGCCTGGTTGGTGTAGGTGACTGCAGGGGCGGCGGTGTCGGTCGGAGCGTTGTAGATGCCGGTCATCGTAAAATCGATGGTCGGGATCTGGCCCACCTCGGCATTCAGGCTGAAGGAACCACGGCAACCAGTGGCCTTGTGCAGCACGCCATCGTTGTTGAAGTAGATGGTGGCCGACTCAAAGCTGCTGCTCACGGGCTTGTAGCCAGCGTTGGCAGCGATGCTGTAGCCGCTTGAGGCTGCAGGAGTAAAGGCAGTCGTGATCGGTTGCACAGTGGCAACCTTGGTGCTGCCAACGTAGTCGACGATGATGCCGGAGCTTCCACTGCCGGTGCCGCTGGTGATCGAGATGACCATGCCGTTGTAGAAATCATCCACAGCGCTGGCGCCGACAGCCAGGGTGATCGAACCAGCAGCGCCTGCCACGGCAGAACCGGTGACCGGAGCAGCCAGCAGGGTCTCAGCCAGGCCGCAGGCGCGAAGCAGCGAGTTGAACTTCGGAGCGGTGCCGCCAGTACCAGATCCAGCCATCTCTACCTGGAAGGTGATGGAGACACGGGTCTGCGCAAGCAGCTGGTCGTAGTTGCCCAGATAGGGGCGGATCAGGTCGCGGCTGACGACATCAGCCTCGATCGGCGTGATGTCCAGGTTGCGAACGAGAATGGCGTCAGTACCGGCCGGAGACGAATCGGTCGCGTAAGTCGACTCAATTTTTGCCAGAATCAGGCGCTTGCGTGTCAGGAGCGGCATCGCTGGTTACCTCAGAGTTGGGGGTGGAGCTGGCCGGCGCCGCTTCTTGCACTACGGGCTTCCGCTTGCCGGTTTTCGGATCGATTAGATACGACCCTCCTTGGCCATGGTATTCATCGACTGTGATTGCCATCATCAGGCTCCGAGATTGTCGACAGAGGTTCTGTACCTGACAAGGTAGTCGCACATGACGACACCAGCAGGAACGTCAGCCTCTATTGCTTGGAACTCTACTTGAATGGGCTGAATATCCATGGCCAGACCGCCAAGAGTGAGGTCTGCCATCAGCTTGGCGTGCAATGACTCCACGACCGGATCAGCGGCCTGGTCTGGAACGTTCGCACGGATCACGACAGCCACCCGCACCAGCAGGCTCCAGTCCAGGGTTGGAAGACTGGTGTTTTGCTCGGCCTTGTCCTTAAGCGGCTCGACCACAATCGCCGGGCTTTCCTGCCTTGCCATCGGCTCGACCCGGCTGCGATAGATCCGCGTACTGACACCGGTGGTACCAGTCAGCGCCGAACGAATGGCGGCAAGGATGTTTTCGCGCTTGGTCATGACATCAGATTAACTGCATACAGCGGGGCAGGGCGCGGGCAATTCCGGGACATTCCTAGAAGATCAGGACGTTGCGGCGGCGAGCGGTGCTTGTCTTGGCGAGTGTGGCTGACAAGCCGGTCAGGATGAATTCCCCTGTGTCGACGATCAGCTGGAGATTGCCTGCTTTGGCAAGCGCCGCGCTGTTGCCGGTGAGCGCAAACAGGCCGGCGTCGACTGCCAGCGCTCGGCCGTAAAGCAGGGAAGCCGACTGGCCAGACAGCGAGAATGCAGCATTTGCAGCAAGCAGGGTGCGGCCTGCTGCAAACGCAACACTGCCGCCGGTAAGCGCGAAGGCTCCTGTGTCGACTAGGACAGCTCGATCGACAAGCAGTGACGCCGGCGGCCCAGCCAGGGTGAATACGCCGGTGGCTGCGCTGAGCTGAAGCGCCGCCTGGGCTTGCAAGGTTGCAGCGTTACCGGTGAAGGAGAAGGTGCCGGTGGCCGCGGCTAGGGCGTAGCCGCGCACGAAAGTCGCTTGATTGCCCGTTAAGGCGAACGTGCCCGCAGCTGCCTCAAGTCGATCGGTGTCGGCAAGGGCGGCAGGCTGCCCTGTTAGAGCGAAGGCGCCCGTGCCACCAGCCAGGACATAGCTGCGCCTGAGCGTTGCCGGGTTGCCAGCAAGGCTGAACAAACCCGCATCAACGGCAAAGCTTCGGCTCTGCGCCAGCGTGGCCGACTGCCCAGAGAGCGAGAACGACCCAACAATCGGATCGATCTCGTAGGCACCCAGCTCGGTCAGACTGGCCGGGTTGCCAGCAAGCGTGAACGTGCCAACACCGCCCTGGATAGCCCAGGTGCGGCGGAACGTGGCAGGCTGGCCGGTCTCGGTGAAGGTGCCAGCACCGCCGCTGAGGTAATAGCTGCGGACCAGAGCCGGCTCGCCGCCTGTCAGAGCAAAGGTGCCGACGACGGGATCAAGCCGGACGTTGTGCTCAAGGGTTGCCGGGTTGCCGGTCAGCGCGAGGGATCCGGCCTCGGCGCCCAGCACATAGCTCTTTGCGAGCTGCGGACTGCCGCCACTCAGCGCGAACGTCCCCGTCTCGCAGGTG